GTGGAACTGCTGAACGTGCAATCTTTTCGGAAATCTCGCAACAGCTTGCGGCCGAAGCTCTCAGATCAGAGCGTGCAGCAGTCCTCAAAATCCAAGCGGATGCAGAGGCGCAACTCAAGCTAGATGCGAGGGCCTTTCAAGAGGCGCAAGATCAGCTATTAGCCGACGCGCAAAGGCTGGCCGATGAGCGATCCGCTGCTCGCCAGAATCTGCTCCGGCTGGCCTATACGCCAGCGATAACGATCGCACAAGAGGACATCCAGCGGCTTGTAACTGGTGCCCTCGGTCCACTCTCAGAACAGCTCCGGGTGCTAGAGCAGGCATTTAGCTCTGGCGAAATTTCAGTCGCTGAATACAACCGGCAACTGGCTGTCTTGAGGGATTCGGCTCTTGCTATCCGTCAAGACTTTGAGAGCCAGATAACTTTTGCCGAGGCATTCAGCTCTAGCATTGACGATCTGAGAGCAGAGCTTAGTGACGTACAAAAGCAAGCACAGAGCTTTGCACAGGATCTAACAAGTGGGCTCTCAAACGCTTTCGAAGGTCTCTTCAATAACATCGCAGAAGGAAAAGCAAGCCTTCGTGACTTTGGACAAACCATTGTTCAAGTGATCCAGCAGGCTATCGCCAGGCTTTTTGCACTCAAAGCCGCGAGCGCATTTCTAAACATCTTCAGCGGTGGAGCTGCTTCAGGTGGTGGCGGTGGTATTGGTCCCGGTGTTGACGGCGCGCCACTTGGTCTGGCTATGGGCGGCGTCGTTCCCGGTCGGATGAAAGCGGCTCAAGTGATGGGAAATGAGGAAGCGAGCCGCTGGCGTCAAGTGGGATCAGCTCTCAAGGCTGGATCTCCTGTACGTTCGTACGCTATGGGCGGAGTCGCCACTCGGCCGCAGGTCGCTGTGTTTGGTGAGGGCGGGGGGGCCGAGGCATTCGTTCCTCTGCCTGGTCCCAACCGCGGCATCCCAGTGGAGTTCAAGCGCGGACAGCGTCCCGCGCAGGAGGCCGGCACAACCGTCCAGCAGTCGGTCAACCTGACCCTCAACGTCGGGAGCCTCGATCCGCGCACGGCCGCCGATGTCGTGCTTGCACAGATGCCGCAGATTCAGGCGGCGATCACTCAGGCTATCAGCGCCGGGAGGGATCGCGCACTACTCGGCGCCGTGAGAGGAGCGGTTAGGTAGTGGTGCAGGTCTTTCCGCGCAGTGACGATTTCAACTGGGGTTCAGGCGGGCTTGGGTTTGTCTACATCCCGTATTCTTTTTTGACCTCGGGAGTTTTTTCCGTACACAGCGGCTATGGACGTGTGCGGTCTGGAACACTAACCGATACAGGTACTCCATATTCTCTCGGAGGTTACACATACAAACTATCAAGAGGATTTGGAGAGCTACATGACGGATATTCGCAGCTAACACCCGTAAGTGCGGACAATCCGATCGCCAAAAGAAAAAGAGTCGCAGCGTTTTCTGGATCCAATCAAGACAATTTTGCTCCGCTTGCATCCTGTAACTGGGAAGCCTTCATGGCCGTCTGGGGCAAACAAGTTGTCCTTGATGGGACAGCCAGAGCGGTCTTTAGCATCAAAGCTCTGAGCGGTGGTATCAACCCTCAGAGCTTCAAAACATTTGGAGTTGTCATACGGAACAACGTGGCATCTCCTCAGTTGTCGAACCAGTGGACAGCTGGTACTGATGGCATGGAGCAATGTGATGCCTATGCTTTTCTCCTATCAGCAGATACTACATGTCAAGTCGTAAATTACTTCTTGGTCAGATGGAACCAAGTATCACAGGGTCCTGGCTTTCCAGGTTCGGTTGCCGTTCTAGCAACAGGGACAGCGCAAACGATCAACGACTGGACATCCGGTAGCAGCTCTATCTTTGACCCGCAAGGATTCCAGCGACCCATAAGGCTTTCAATATCCGCAGTGAACTCTGGCCTGAATCCAGTCTTGACGTGCAAGGTAGCGCGATGGATTCCGGGAGCTGGAGGCACAGCCGGATCATGGAGTGGAGATACAACTGTTCTCACCTATACCGACAGTGCACCTTCGCTGAAGCTCGCAACCCAAGGGTATTGTGGGTTTCTGATGGGTGGTCCCGATACCACTGGAAACAATCCGCCCACTGGCTATGTGACCAGCCGAAGCGTTCACATATGCCACGCTTTCGAAATTTTGGACACTAGCTCAAACATACTTTTCAGAGATGAGTTTGAGCGTGCTGTGCCAGGACTCCTATATACAGGCGGAAGTCCGTCGTCGCGCTGGGAAGACATCAATGAAGTCAACGGGCGATCACTCCAGTCTCTTTGGATTGGTGACAACTCATTATATGGAGGTCAAACAACAACTCCTGACGCAACTCTGCGAGACCTCAAAAGCAGCGTAGGTGGTCCACCGTACACGGAGAACGTGTCTGTCTACGCATACACTTATGGCATGGCTTACAACAAGCCGTCCGAAAGTCCCTACGGATCCGATCGCAGCATGGGTCTTGTCGTAACGACGACCGGAACATGGCCGAGTAACGGATACATCGCTATTTTTGCTAGGGGCAACCCCGTCTCGGCAGGTGCCAATCTTCCGCTCTACCACTTCAACAAGGCATATGCTTTGCGGTTTATTGAGAGCAGCGGAAATTATCGCTTTGAGATTTTGCACTATGCCTCGCCAACCTCTCCAACGGTCTTAGCTCGGACAGTGCTTCAGTCTTTGGCAAGTTGGGGCGTTACCTTCGGAAACACAACGTCACTGATACCACGGCTTGCCATAGAAAATATCGGACAGACGCCGGCAACTGGAAACGTAAGGATACGAGGCTATCAAAACGCGACCCAGCTAGATTTTACTCCAGCGACATCAGGGTTTACGGTGCCAGAGGGCGTCATATTCGACGGTCTTGATCTGCTTGATACGAGGTCTACCAGGACACTATCTGGCGTCGTTGAAGGATACATACCCCAAGCAAGCACGGGTGCTAGCGGTAAACGAATACTGCTTGACTACTGGAATGACCTATGGGTAGCGCCCGACCCGGGAGATCCAACCGATCCGACAAACCCGGCAATTCTTGAAGAGGATATGCCTTCTATCGCTCTGACGTCCGAATGCACTGGAAAGACGGGCACTCTAACCGTTCCCTATGACTGGGGCGTTCGAGAGTCATCGCAGTGGTCGGCACTCGAGCACCGCTACGAGGCTGCGTACGTCGCTAGGAGCGCGCGGCATACGCGCCCGCGCCGGCGCTGGAGTATCTCGGCGAACGCCTGCACGGATGCGGAGCGCACGACACTGCTTGCTTTCTGGACATCGCGCAAGGGGGCCGAGATCCCGTTTGACTGGGCCGACCCGGAAACGGGCGAGACAGTCTCAGTGCGCTTTGCCACGGACGAGCTTGGTGTCGTGCTTGCCAACCCGAGCGTGCGCCAGTTCAGCTTCGACCTTGAGGAGGTCTTCTGCTGATGAAGAACTTTCAGACGACAATCATTGACTCAGCGAAGAACCAGCTCGAAAACTCCGCGCCTTTTATCTGGCTAGTGTCGGTGAAAATACCATCCGACCCTCCGACACGTTTTCGCGCGACGAACTACCACGCGCAGGTCGAGCGGGGCACAAGCACGGCCGGCGACCCTCTCGTCTACTATCCGTTCCCGATCGCGTTTGGAGACCATCGGCAAAGCCAGAGCGGCGACCTGCCCACAAGCACCATCAACGTCGCCAACGTCAGCCTTGAGCTGATGACTACCCTGCATACCTATAAGGGTCTCGTCGGCCAGGAGATTGTGGTGCGCTGGGTGCGCGCGGACGCGCTCGAGGATCCGGGCGCGGAGTACAAATTCGTCGGCCAGATCACGAGCTGCGTGGTGGATGACCGCGTAGCGTCGTTCACTTTTGGCACGCGCAATCTTCAGCAAGCACCGTTCCCGAGGAACCGCTGGGTAGCGAACCACTGCCAGTGGCGCTTCGGCACGGCCGAGTGCGGATACAAGATCGTGACCGGCGGCACGAACACGGTCGGCGGCGGCTTCACTTTCTGCCCGCGCACGCTTACCGCCTGCGAAGAACGCGGCGATGATGAAACCGCCCGCAGCCTGACCTCGCAACATCCTTTGCGCTTCGGCGGTTACCCGGGAATTCAAAGGGGAAACCAGTGAGGGTGTCGATGCTCGATCTAGTCGGTCTCCCCTATCGCGCCGGCGGCGTGGATCCGTACAGCGGCGTGGATTGCCTCTGGGCTGCTCGGCAGGCACTCTCACGAGTCTTCCTCGAGATGCCGGATTCCGCTTTCCCGCTCGACAAGGCCGCAGCCCTTTATCTTCTGGACGCTAAGGATGGTCACTGGCAGCCGATCGAGAACGCCAGCCGACTGGGCGATGTAGTGGTGGGCGATCAGCCTGAGCCGTGGGTCGCCGTGCTGGTCGATCCGGTGGGCAGGTACTTTTTCACGGCGAACCGTCTGCGCGGAACCCACCTCGTCTTTCAAGGCAACATCGGTCGTGTAGCCTATTGCTTTAGGTACAAGGGCGCATGATTACAATCCGCAGGACTCCGATCTGGTTCAGTACACAAAACGAGCAGCGCGAGTACCGCGAGTACGTCGACGGGCTGCGGCTGCGTGATTGCATCACCGACACGGAGCGCGTCGGTCTATGGGTTGCGGTCAACCGCGAGCCGACTCATGACTGGGAAAGAATCCTTGAGGATGGTGACGAGATCCTTGAGACAACGCGGCCTCAAGGTCCTGCCGTCGCGGTGCTAAACTTTGTGTTGACCGTCGCTGCTGGCGCGCTTGTATCCTTCGTCATTGGCAAGCTGCTGGCAAAGTTTCTCAAGCCCAAAAATCGAAACGAAAACGAAGGCTCGGGAACTTACGCATGGGCAGGATTGCGTAATGACCGCTTCGAGGGTCAACCTAAGCAGGTAATCTACGGCAAGATCCGCGTCGCTCCGCAAGTCCTAGACGAGTACATAACCAGCAGCACAAACACAGGGGAGAACGATCTCTATACGCTTCTTGGCTTTGGAGAGGGTCCGATTTCAGCCATCGGTGACAAGACCGAAGATACGGACAGCGGCTCTCCGCATTCGTCTGATGATCCGTCCAACGCTCTTCCGACTGGTATTCAGATTGAAGGCAATACCGCGGACAACTTCGGAGGCGTCGAAGCATGGGTTAGGATGGGGACGAGTGAGCAGCTACCGATTCCTGGCTTTCAGCAGATATCCACTGAATACGCTGTCGGCCTAACACTTGGTCAAGTTGAGACTGCTTCTCCGGACAACAGCCAGATAAATGCTACTCTTGCGGCAAACCCATACAATTCTACGGCTAATGCTGCGGTATGGAGTAGCTACGGCAAAGCAATCGACATGACCGCAGAAGCGGATGCTTGGTCCTGCCTTGTAGACTTTCCATCCGGCCTCTACACAATAACCAACAGCGGATCTGTAGTCACCGCAGCCTTCAAGCCGCAAATTCGTTACATCGAGCTTGACTCAGGTGGATCTCCCATAACAAGCGGCGGGGACAACAACGATGGCTATGTCTACTGGCCGCTTACTGCAACAAATGACGTTAGCGTCGCCATTCAGGAAAGCTACAACTACCAAGCAAGCGGTCTATTCTTAGATCCACAAACCTATGTAGCTCCGACTCTAGGACAAGCTCTGAATAGTCCGGACACAGCCGCTACTACGGTTTATGTGAGATCAACAACCAATCCCGCCAACCTCCCCGGGTCTATTGTCGCCGGAACAAACACTACTGAACTGACGGTTTCATTCTGGCTAAAGATCCCGTGGGCAAACGACGGCACAAACCCGCGCCGTATCATGCACCAGACCACGGGTGCAGGCTGGATATTGGAGATGAACCGCAGCCTAGAGATTCAAGGAACTGGCTATTACGATCGCCTCCAGTTTGTTTTTCGCGGATACAACGGGGGAGGTGCTTGGAGCGAGAGCGTCACTCTGTCTACACAAATTGGGACCTACATTCTAGGCATTACGACTTCACCTACCTCTGGAGTCTATGATGAATGGATGCACGTGGCCGTCAGCTACGTGAGAACAGATTTCGATAACAAGAGCAGAATCAGGTTTTACAGAAACGGCATCCAAGTAAAATCTAATGGATTCACCGAAGGATCAGTAAACATTGTTGTCCCTGCGGCTCGCATCCAGTTTGGCAACAATAACAACATGGACGAATTTACTGTGGATGAATTTGTCTATCTTGCACGCTTGCTTCCTTCGTCTGAAATAGCTCAGCACTATGGCGGAGGATATGGTCTCTTTATTCAGCCCGCTGTAGATCAGTATTGCCTGTATCACTTTGACTCTGCAATCGGTGCAGGATTGACAGACTCAAGTGGACGCAACAACTCATTGGGAGTCTCCGGCTCTAGCGTTGGTGTTCTGACGGGCAAGGTTTACGCCACATCATCCAACACAATAAAGCGTGGCAAGTATCGAGTGGAGATGCTTCGGCGAAACGTCAAGAGCACGAGCAACTTCGTCTCCGACGAGTCGGTATTCTCGCAGCTTATCTCCAAGGACAGCGCGCTGCTGGCGTACCCGTACACGCCCATCCTGGGCATGAAGATCAAGGCAACGGAGCAGCTCAATACGAGCGCGCCGACGATCACCGCGCTGGTCAAGGGAGTGCCCGTGCCCGTGTACGACGGAACCAGCGTGACCTACCAGTGGTCGCAGAACCCGGCTTGGATCGCGCTCGACGTGATCTCGAATCCTCGCTACGGCCGCGGTAT